ATTGGTAAAGCATTGGATGAATACCTTAATAAAGTTTGTAATACTACAGGTTATAAGTATTCTTTTTATTCTGATACTGATGCATGTTATATCACGTTGGATCCCTTAGTGGAAAAGTTCTACAAGAATCATCCTCCGGAAAAAATTGTAGAAATACTTGATGTTATCTGTCAGGATAAAATTGAGAAAGTAATCAATAAGGCATGCGATGAGCTGATGTCTTATACCAACGCCTATAAACGAAAGGTATATTTCAAACGAGAAGTGATTGCTGATAGTGGTCTTTGGGTTGCTAAGAAAAGATATGCATTGAATGTTTTTAATAATGAAGGTGTTCAATATAAGGAGCCAAAGCTAAAAGTTATGGGTCTTGAAATTGTTAGATCTTCTACTCCAGAACCTGTTAGAGATGCTCTACGAGAAGCAGTAAAAATTGCTCTAACACAAACTGAAGATGTAATTCAAGAATATATTAGAAAGTTTGAAATAGATTATCGTAAATTGAAACCTGAGGATATTGCATTTCCTCGAGGTGTGAATGGTGTAGAAAAATATACTGACAAAGCGAGAATCTATAAGCAAGGTACGCCGATGCATGTCAGAGGATCATTGTTGTATAATCATTATTTGAAATCACTTAAATTGGAAAAGAAATACGAATTGATACGAGAAGGTGATAAGATTAAATTTTTATATCTGAAGGAACCAAATGTAATAGGAGAGAACTGTATTGCATTTGTTTCTGCCATTCCCGAAGAATTTGTATTGACAAAATTCGTTGACTATGATACTATGTTCGAGAAGTCGTTTCTTGAACCATTAAATACTATTCTAGGAGGCTTGGGTTGGAATTCCAAACCTGTAGCTACTCTTGAGGACTTATTTGCTTAAGGAGTTATAATGTCCCTACTTGATAAATTAAGAAAGAATACGACCATCAAGCAATCGGAGATACTGAATAAATCTAAATTCTTTGGTGACAAAGATATGATTCAGACTCCAGTGCCGATGGTTAATGTTGCCCTCTCGGGCAGATTAGATGGAGGATTAACCCCCGGGTTGACAGTCTTAGCAGGCCCATCTAAACATTTTAAAACGGCATTCGCTCTGCTTTTTGCCAAATCATATATGGAAAAATATGAAGACGCTGTTGTTTTATTTTACGACTCTGAGTTTGGTAGCCCTCAGTCTTATTTTGATTCTTTCGGAATCCAAACTGACAAAGTTTTTCACACTCCCATTACGGATATAGAGCAACTGAAACATGATGTAATGAATCAACTTAATAATCTTGATCGTAACGAACATGTAATTATTATTGTTGACTCGGTTGGAAATCTTGCATCGAAAAAAGAAGTCGATGATGCACTTGAGGGTAAGTCTGTTGCTGACATGACAAGAGCTAAACAAATGAAGTCATTGTTTAGAATGATAACACCTCATCTAACGATCAAAGATATTCCAATGATTGTTGTAAATCATACTTATCAGGAAATCGGATTGTTTCCGAAGCAAATTGTTTCTGGTGGTACTGGAGTAGTATATTCTGCAGATAATATTTGGATTCTCGGCAGGCAACAAGAAAAAGATGGATCAGATATCATTGGTTATAATTTTATTATTAATGTTGAGAAGTCTCGTTATGTAAAAGAAAAATCTAAGATTCCTATCACTGTAAACTTCCAAGGTGGTATGAGTAAATGGTCTGGTCTAATTGACATTGCCCTTGAATCAGGGCATGTATTTAAACCAACTAATGGGTGGTATTCTCGTAAAGGAGAGGAGAAGAAGCATCGACTAGCAGATACTGATACTAAAGAGTTCTGGATGCCTATTTTAAAAGATAAAACATTCCAAGAATATATTGAAACAAAATACAAATTAGCCGGTGGTAATTTAATGCAGTCGGCAATGTCTGACGATGATATTAGTGAGGAGTTTGAAAATGCCGATAGCGTATGAACCTTGGGCGATTGATAATGATAAAGGTGAGTTGTGGGGGGTAAAAATTAAAGACGGTAAATTTGTCGGAACCATTGTTAGTATTAATGAATTTAAACTAAGCGATGAGACTTCAGGTGAGGCATCTTTAGATTTCAATTTTATTCAAAAACCAGAAGGTATGTCTGATGAGGAATTGTCCTCACAAGAATTTACTGATACAATGAGTGAAATTATTAATGACATTTTAAACAGGGCTATCGAAAATTACGAAAATGAACGTGGATCAAATAATTCTCCAGAATCTGCTTAGTGACGATGAATATATGCGGAAGGTTATCCCCTTCCTTAAAGGAGAATATTTTTTAGATAATACTTTTAAAACAATCTTTAATCATATCAGTGAGTTCATCACCAAGTATAATGCGCCTCCCAGTAAAGAGGCGCTTGTTATCTCTGTACAGAATGATAAAAGAATAGGTGAGGAAGAATATAAAAACATCTTAGATACTATTGATAGTTTCGCATCTGAAAAAACTAATGCTCAATGGTTACTAACTGAGACTGAAAAATTTTGTAAAGACAAAGCTGTATATAATGCTATTCTAAAATCCATTAGTATTATAGATGGAAAAGATAAAGACCATACTCAAGATGGTATCCCTTCTATATTACAAGAAGCTTTAGGAGTTTGCTTTGACAACAATGTTGGACATGATTATATTGATAATGCTGATGATCGCTTCGATTATTACCATCGTGTTGAATCTCGTATACCCTTCGACTTGGAATACTTTAATAAAATTACTAACGGCGGTTTACCCAACAAGACACTGAATGTTGTTCTTGCAGGTACTGGTGTTGGTAAGTCTTTGTTCATGTGTCATGTGGCAAGTGCTATTCTAAGCCAAGGTAAAAATGTATTGTATATTACTTTGGAGATGGCGGAAGAGAGAATTGCAGAAAGAATTGACGCAAATCTAATGAATGTTACCTTAGATCAACTCAAAGAATTGACTAAACCTCTATTCAATAATAGAATCGAGAAGATCAAGAGTAAGACCCAGGGTAAGTTAATTATTAAAGAATATCCTACTGCGAGCGCTCATGTAGGGCATTTTAAATCTTTACTTAATGAACTGCAGCTAAAGAGAAATTTTAGACCAGATGCAATCATTATTGACTATTTAAATATTTGTGCAAGCTCTCGATTTAAAGCTGGATCAAATGTTAACTCTTATACATATATTAAAGCAATCGCCGAAGAACTTAGAGGTTTGGCAGTTGAAATGGATCTTCCTATTCTAAGTGCTACACAAACTACAAGAGGAGGATATGGGAATACAGATGTTGAGTTGACTGATACTTCAGAATCATTTGGTTTGCCGGCGACAGTAGACTTTATGTTTGCTTTGATTGCTTCTGAGGAGATGGATCAATTGAATCAACTTATGGTGAAACAACTAAAGAACAGATACAATGATCCAACATTATATAAGAGATTCGTTATCGGTGTTGATAGGGCAAAGATGAAACTATATGATCTTGAACAGTCAGCACAAAAGAATTTATCTGACTCTGGTATTAAACTTGATGAAAGTAAACTTGAATCATATGATATGACAAGTGTATTTAAAAAGACCAGAGATTTCTCTGGTATTAAAATTTAGGAGACAACATGCTATTTACTCCAGAACAAAAGAAGTTAGAAGAAGAAAAAATGTTACTTCAAGAAGTTGTAGGTGATAAGCCTAAGAAACTGACTGAGGAAGAAAAAGAAGAGATTTACGGTAAAGAGCCTCCTGCGTTTACAGACTGATAAATACAAAGTAGACGATAATACTCGATCTATTGGTTACGGAGGGCAAATTAACCTGCCAATAAGGGGGTAGTATGGATAAGATAGTATTTTCAGCAATGGATCTAATTCAAATAGGTCTTATGCTTGCAGCATGTTATGGCTGTTACAAAGCAGGAGTCCAGAGGGGAGTGACAGATACATTGGATTTTTTAGAGTCAGAAGGACATATAGAGTTCGAATCAGAGGAGAAATGAAATGGGGGTTTAGGCCCCTATTTTTACCTTTTGCAAATCAATAGCTTACAAGTGTTGTTCTAGAACAACAGATTCCCGAGCATTTGACTCGGAATACAGTTGGTTATATAATAATGGTATGATGAAATTTGATATCGGACAAACAGTAGACTTGCAAGTCAAGTATCACTCCATTCAATATAAGGATGAGGGTGAGAAAACTCGTCAAGTCAAGGGTCAAATCGTACAATCCCCGAAATGGTTGGATTCGGATTACGTGTCAGTAATGACTGGCAATCCGAACTATCCAGTTTCTCACGTATTTAAGGGAAACATTGTCGGATTCGACTTGACAAGAGCTCGTATTGATAGTAGAATGTTCATTGTCAGGTCAAAGTCTAAGGGCAAGACCTACAATGTAATCTCATCAAACGGCGAGATTAAATGTGATTGTATCGGGTATCAATATCGCAAGTATTGCAAGCATTCAACCGCAGTAAAGAAATTTATCCAAAATGCTTGACAAGACAATCAGTTGGATTTATAATTTAGGTATAGTAGTGAATTTTATTCAATTATGAGAGGTAATTATATCATGTCAGATTCATATTTTACAGTAGCAGGTGTTTCCACTCAGCATGGTTCCACTAAGGTTCGTTTCGCTAATGATCTAGCATCTCGTGTTAAGTTGCTAGCGAAAGGTGGTCATGATCCTTTAGAGCTTGTTCAACTTCCTAAGGCAATGACTAAGGCAGAGGCATGCCAATATTTGCTAGACTTAGGTGGTGTATTCAAGCAGTGGGATTCACTTATTACTGAGACAATGGGTAAGAAATCAGGTACAGTAACCAAAGCGCCGAAGTCTGCTAAGGCGCCTGCCAAGGTCAAGGCTCCTGCTAAAACCGCCGCAGTCAAGCAGCCCAAGGTCACAGTCACTCCAAAAGCTGAGGACGAGGATCTTGAGATTGAAGAGCTGAAGCAAATCGCAGCTTAAACGTCGGGAGACGAATACGTGGGGGAGTGAGCGAGACATGAGAGCTCGCCTATTCTTAAACGACAATATGCGCCCCTTAGTATAACGAGGTTGTCTAGTGTATAAATAATAGACAACAGGAGAAGTTATGTTTTGTATGTTACATTCCTTTAGAATTAGTACGGTATCAGGCTATAATAAGCCAGAGTGCCGTGCCACACAAAATCCATGGAGTGTGCTAGAGGGCTAGGTAACATACAAAACACAGTTTTTACCTGAAACCCTCGTAGCAGAAATGTTCCGAGGGTTTTTTATTTTAGAATTGAATATCCTTACAGTTGACTCGGGTATCATTAGATGTTAATATAAGGGTATGGTGAAGAACGATACGTCGTTCGAAGCAGTAAAAAGTTCATTAATATTTTAACGTACCAATACCAGGTTAGCTCAGAGGTAGAGCAGTGGATCGATAATCCATTGGTCAGTGGTTCAAT